TCTATTCGACTTGCGCCAGATGCGATCATTTCCCTTCTCTGGCGTTCAATTGTCGTTAATTCTTCAACAAGCAATGTCTTTAGCGACATATCTTGAATGCGTGCAAGATCTCTAAATGTCTCTTCGTATTGACGTTGCCGCTCCCGAGCAAGCTTCTCCGCTTCACGCGTTGCTTTTTCAGAATCTTTAGCGCCGGCGTCTCCACTATCAATGCCCGCTGCTCCACCTCCTCCAAACTGAGAAGGCTTGAATTCAGGAAACAGATCTTCAACTTTATATTTACCGCCACCAGGTTGACCTGTAATGCCAAACATTCGAGCAGCCTGCCCGCCAAGCATATTTGCCAAAGCAACGCCAGGATTCGCTTGCATGAATTGGTAAATGCGCTGCAGCGTCCGACCAAAAGCTCCTACCAACCTGGAAAGAACGCCGGCAATTGCCGCGCCAGCATTAACCCAGTCAGTAACAAATTGCTTAATTTGCCTGCTGTTCTCGTTGACCCAGTTAATCATATTTGCAAGAAAATCTTGCAGGCCAGAACCAGTTCTTTGGAAGAATCCTCCGAAGTTCTCAGATGCATTGTCAAGTGCAATTTGCAGCCGTACTCCAGCTTTTTCTGGACCTTCTGCGATCAGTTGAGCGATATCGTCGTATTCTTCAAGCTGTCCTCTCATGAATTTAACAAAGTCGGCAATTGTGACCTCGCCGTTTTCAAATGCCTTTGAAAGCTCTGGAAGCGTCCGTCCAGTTGCGGCGGCAAATTTTGCTACAGCGCCAGGCAGTCGTTCGCCAATTTGCCCCGACATCTCCTCAGCACTCACCTTGCCTTTGGATAGCACCTGTGTGGTTGCACGAATCAATGCATCAAGATCTTGTTGCGACTTACCAAACGCCACGCCTGAAGCAATCACGCCACGATAAATAGCCTCTGTTTCAGCAAAAGTTAAATTATTTGCCCTGGCTGCAACAGCAATCTGAGCCAAGCCTTCGATTGAAGGTTTCAGCGCGACTGCATAATCAGAGCTGACAGAGCGCGCAAGCTGCAGCAATTGATTATATTCTTGCTGACTATTTGCTGCCTGAGCAAGTGTAGTTTTTGCAAGATTTAATTCAGCCGTATACTGCGCAACTGCGCTTGCCTGCTGGCGCAGCATACCAATTTGAGCGCCAGCAGCCGCACCGGCAAATGCACCACCTACAGTACCAAGACCTGGCACTGCAGATCCAAGAATTGCACCACCAACGCCGCCAAGAAGACCTTCAACACCACCAAAAATACCGCCAGAAATAACAGCGCCAGCAGCCTGAACTGCCTGTCCAGCAGTCAAGCCTCTACGTCTTTTTCTGTCACGGGCTTCAAGCTGCCTATCGAAAGCCGCAAGTTCATCGCGGAACCCTTTGTCGCGAACTCGACCTTCAAGATCAAGACCTTCTAGCAGCTTGTCAATATGAATTTGATCGTATTTAGATTGAATTTCAACTCGACGAACGCGCGCTTCTTCGTAAATGCGATTTACATCATCAAGTGAGCGCTGTATTGACTCCTGAGCACGACGACCAGCTTCCGGGAAAGGCTGAGGTCCGATAGGTGTCGAATACGCGCTTTCTTCAACGCGAATACGGCCAGGCGTGCGGGCTCCGCTCATAATCATGGCGCCAGTAGCCGGGTCGCGATAGCCACCAACACCCGGCGCAAGCGGCCCTTGCGTCCTGTAGTATTCCTGAATATCAGCAAGCTTGCCGGCTCGACGCTCAACGCCATTTTGCGCAATACCAAGCTTGCGAAAAGCTTCGGCGGTTCCAGTCAGTTCAGTCCGCAACTCACGCTGAATCTCCGCCATGCGATTGGCGGTTTCAACATAAAGATTGCTGCCACGGGTTGTATTAAGAAGTCTTTCTGATAACTCACTTAGCTCTTGGTTCAGGCCGGCGGTTGTATCAGGCAAATCGCCATACTGCTGTCGGATGCGTTCAAAACTTGGAAAATTTGGATCATTGAAAGCTGCAGCGCCAACGCGAGCGGTCTCACGACCAGCCCTGATTGACTCCGCGTATTGCAGCTGACGCTGCTGAACAAGGGCGCGATTAAGCCGCTCCTGCGCAGCAGCTCGCTTTTCCTGATTATCTGCTAATTCGCGTTGTTTTTTACTGAGCAGATCAATGCTATCGACTATCCCTCGCTGTTCGTTAATCAGTTCTTTAATCCCGTCAAGCTGCCTGCGCAGGCCGGCTGAAGTAGAAGCAAGCGCTTGCCCAAGTACACGACCAAAAGCACGCCCAGTCTTTTCAGTTTGCTGTTCAGCCTCTTGAAGCCTTCCGGTTAAAGCTGCAATGTCACGACTAAGCTCTTGAAACGTGCCTCCAGTAATTGTTGCTTGACTGCGAAGGCGAGACAAATCGCCTATATATTCACGTAAAGATTTTTGAGATTGATCAGCTCCAGACGCGACCGAAAGAATGCTTTGGCGCAAAACTTGAATTTCGCCATCTGTTTTGCGCGAAGCCTGACGAAAACGCTCAATATCACCAGCAAGCTCAGCCCAAGCCGCAGATCCGCGCTCAGTTTGCGACTGCAAGCCACGAAGAGCCTCAATCTGTCCCTTAATTAACTGTTCTGTATTTTTTCCTTCTTTTCCAAACGCAATAATACTTTCGCGTGCGCGTTCAATCGTTTCGGCGCTTGGCCCAATAGCTTTCTCAAGCTCACGAAATGAACTCTTCAGCTTGTCAAGGCCCTCAGCGCCTTGAATGCCAAGCTTGACCAGAATTTCGCTTACCTGCTTAGCCATCCTTGTCCTTGGCCAATTCGCTTAATGCTGCAGCCTCCATTGTTTGAAGACCCTCCAGCATCTCGCGGCGATTGTCCACATTGTAAAGGTCAAACATCCCGCCAGCACACAGCATCACTTCATATCGCAACCCGAGGTAGCCAGCCATCGTCGTGTTCCACTGCGTCTGCATCCGCAGGAACATCATTACGACATCCCAGTTTTCATCCCACACCTCAAAGTTGGCCGCCTCGTCACGCGGCTGCTCGGGGAGAACAATGCCAAATGCAGCAGCATCCTCCCCGGTTTTATCTTCTACGCGTTTGCCGCCGCTAGCCCAATAGACGGCAGCCTCCTTTAGTTTCCCTGGCGCGCGCCCTCAAAGGTTTCGGTGTAAGCCTTCAGCACACCGCGAATCCAGTAAGGGTCATCCGAAAGATCGCGCATGGCTTCAATCGAAAACGGGACTTCCTTGCCATCCTCGTCTTGGATTCCTTCCCAGCCCACCATGATCACCTTGAGCAGGTCTAGCTCGCCCTTCTCGCCAAGCTTCTGAAACTCCTTGCGACCAACACGCTTAAATTTCGCGTCAAAAGTTACCGTGTCAAAAGTGCCACCGTCACTGGGCTCCTCGATGGTGACCGGCCAAGAAAAAACTTTAACTTTTTTACGGACAAATGCCATGCGTAATGAACGCGATACTCAAACAGCATACACCAACGAAAAAGGGGCCGCATTAGCGACCCCCGAACCGTCTTCACCTGCCACACCTTAATCAGGTGTAAACAAAGTTGAACTCATCGTTTCCAGTGGTGGAAGGCACGCACGTGAAGGGGATGGTCAGCATGTGAATACCATCCTGATCGCTGTAACTCACATCGCCGATATCGACCCGGGTAGAGGCGAAGTCAAAGATGTTGCCAGCGGTCTGACCGTGCTGGAACAGCAGGTTACCCAAGCTGCCATCGCTCAGAGCTGCAGTGAAGTAGTTCTTCTGAGCCATAGTCGGAGCTTCAATCACGACGCTACCGGTGCTAGCCCGATCAGTCAGCAGCACTTGTTTGGTGCAGTTGATCAAATCGCGATACACCAGCGTGTTGCCGATATCGAAAGTCACCGACTGAAGGCAACCGCTGTAGGACAGCAGCTCAAACCCAGTGGTGTTGCCCTGCTTTGCGATTACAGGCGTAGCCTGGTTCGCATAAGTCACGGAGGGGGCAGCGGTATCGGTTGGTGTGTTGTACACACCAGTGAATGTGAAATCAATAGAAGGGATCTCACCCACAGTCATATTGAGGCTGAAAGTACCGCGAGCACCGGTCACCTTGTGCAGCACACCATCAATGTTGTAATAGATGGTGCAGCTACTAAAAGCAGAGCTAACAGGGGCGTAGGTCACGCTGGTGCTAGCAGATACGGTTTCGCTCATGCCGCAAGCAAGCAAAGCTTTGCCGTAGCGGGGAGCGGTGCCAGCAGTGCCAGATCCAGCAAGCTCAACGCTGAATGTGCATTCAACGCGAGTGTTGGCGAGCAGTTGCTCAGATGCACCCAGGTAAGGGCGCACAAGATCGCGGCTTACGACATCACTCTGCAGAGGAGTGATATTCAAATCCCGCACCAGAATGGCGTCGGCGCCGTCGGAAGTCGGATCGGTCCCGTAAGTCGTCTCCGTCTCCAGAAGGATCAGGCGTTTCCGAGTTAAAAGGGGCATTGGAAATTACCTCTGGTCGTTCAGGTGGCAGCGTTCGTGAAACAAGGGTACGAACGCCTGTCTCGGGGTCAAGGATGTACGAGCCACCTTGCCCTTGAAACTCATCCATTACTGTAAATCGGGTGGCTTATCAGACTTTAGGACGACAAACTCGCAACGCTAGTCCGATATTGAACAATATAATCATTGAAAATTACGCCTGCAGGCTGATCGGCATCAACAAGATTGAATGACACCTCATCAGGCTGCACGTCAATTGCGTAACCACCAAGCGTCAAATCCGCAACCATGTTGGCGTGCATGCTTTCAATCACGGGATCAGCAAGCTGATCGGGTACATCACCCCTAACGATCACACTGACCCTGACACGCATGCGCCAGTCCAGCGTTGGCAAACTGGTGTTCTGAGTTGGCGTATCACTGATCGGCTCTACCACGATCGCTGGTGACTCAGCGCGCTGCACAGCGGTTACTCGACTGCGATAAACGCGACCATTCACTCCCGCCGTGCCAGCCAAAGCGGTAGTGATCGCTGTCAAAATTTGCTCACGCTTGGTCGCCATTGAATCCTCGCTGTGGAAGCTTGCCAAACGGCCCTGGATCCGAGCCGCCGCTCACGATTGATTTCGCTCGATAATAAATGTAACAGTCTGTTTTGCCCGCCGCCTCCAAAGCCTGCATCACCTTGACCCAGTTTTTGAAGGTATCGCGATCCATCGCTATAGCACCACCCCTGGTCCCATCACGACCAAGGCCCCCGTATTGCTATTCCCCCTCGTCACACGACCAATTGGCTGCTTGTTGGTCGGAGCCGTAGTGGTAAATCCTCCACCCTCTGCAACATACAACGCTGAATTGACCGCATACCCATTGGTATCCATCATCGTGATCTCACCATTGATCACTACATGTCCATCAGCATTGGCCGCAAGAGCCGCATCAAGAATTCCAATTGCAGGCATCTTGGCAAGGTTGGCCGCATCAGCCGCTGCCACAATCACCGTTGCAGTGTCGCCAACATTTCCTGTGATGTAAACAGGCGTACCCTTAGCAAGGGTTGATGCAGTGCCATTGCGGCAATGAATATAAACAGGGCCAGCAAGGGCACCATGAATATGGGGAAGCGTTGCAATGCCAGTAACAGATAATGTCGTAAATGTTGGATTGTCATATCCCTGCACATACAGCAGCGAATTCCAAGCTGTTGTTCCATTGCCTAGCTTTAGTTTTCGAGTGTCAGACTCGAATCCGACCTCGCCAGCAAGCAGCACTGGATTGGCCGCCGTCCAAGCTGCAGCAGTACCGTTACGAAGCTTGAAGCGCGTAATCGTGTCGCTCATGGCGTGCCACCGTCAAGTACATTCCCGGCCACATACGTCGTCGCAGGGCCGCCTCCATCAAGAATAACGACACTGTCTGTATCGACTCCATCTCCATCAAGCACAGCAGCAGACACTGCAGCCAACACTGGCGTCGCGCTGCGCTGCAGCATCAAATCGCAAAATTTTCCGTCATCTAGCAATTCAACCGATCGAACCGTGTAAGGCAACCCATCGACGTTCACGCCAGCGCCATATTGCAAATCACCAAACAAGCTCGCAAGACAAGTGACTTTGTAGTCAGTCGTCAGCACCACGCCATCCGCCACCATTTCGCTCGGCATATCAAGAATTCCAAGCCCATTCGCTGACCCCGCTGAAATCGGCACACCGAAATCAGCAAGGAATACGGTTAGGTCTTCCGTGAGTGCCATCGTCATTAGCAGGCCCGATGCTGAAAGCAGAGCGGGAACAGTGAAATTCTAAGCACAAAAAAGCCCCAGGTCACCGAAGCGACCCGAGGCCCCTCTCCGTCCGCTATCAAGCGTACTTCTTCACGCCAACACCGTTGATGGAATAGGTGTGGGTAGAAGTCGAAGTAGTCGACACAGCCTTGATCCAGCGCTTAGCGGCGCCCTTGGGGAACACCAGATACTGCTTAGAGGCAGAGGTGCTCACCTGAGTGAATGCCACAGCAGCAGAAGCAACTTCAGAACCGCCGCGATAAAACGCAGTGGTTACATCGGTGTAGCTACCGCCAGAGGTGTCGCTCGACTGGATTTTGACATCCAGAGTCGAAGTACCACCAGCCTCGACATCAAGAATAATCACGAGGTCGCCCTCGTAATCATTCATGTCAACAGCGGTGCCATCCAGGTTGGAAGTGCGCTGAGCAGTAGGAGCAAGCGCAAAATGCTGCAGCTTCTCCAGACCGGTAGAAAGAATGGCCATGATCAGTCCTCCTTAGGGGCATAGGTGCGGGCCTTACGCACGGGCTTGGCCGGCTCAGGCTTGATTTCTTCCGTCACCTCGACAGGTGCGGGCTTCTCCACGGCAACCGCCACAACAGCTTTGCCGCTACCAACCAAAAGGTTCGCGTCAGCTTCACTCACCTCGATAAAGGAGCCGGCCGAAACCGGCTCCCCCGAGACCATGACTTGACGCAGGATCTCGACCCTCATAATCAGGTGCCGTAGCAGAAGGC